AGAACTTGTTCAGGATTGGAGAGATGGAGAACCAAATGATTGGGTGCTAACCGATGATGGCAAGGTTACACAGATTCTTCGTAAGAAGAAGATGAAAAACACTACCCTTAAAGCAATAGATGATTATTATATCACATTGCTTGGACCTTGTTTTCGTTCAGGAACGATGGAGGGAGCACCCAAAAAAGATTATAACTCATTCAAGAAAAGGACTAACATAGAAGAAAAGCCTTTGTCTTGGAGAGAGATTCGTTTTGTGAAGATGATAGCACACGGCGAAGCACCCGTTCAAGCATACTTAGAATGTTTTGAAACGAATAATAAAAACACAGCATCTGTGAAATCATCAATGCTGTTAAAACAAACTAGGATAAAAGAAGAAGTGGAAAAAGAAATAGAAGAATTACTGACTGATATTGGTATTGACAAACGCTGGACATTAGAACAGGCAAAGGATATTGTAGAAAATCCTGACACCTCTGATGCAGTAAAGCTAAGAGCTTTGGAAAACTTTATGAAGATACAAAGTATGTATCCAAAAGAAAAGAAGTCAGAGCAGTTACTACTTGGTCAAGCCTTTACTGGGTTTAGTAAAGAAGAAATCTTACAACTTAGTGGAGTGAAACAAATTGAAAGTGGAGAACAAGAAGATTAATATTATCCCATCTGCGTCAGAGATGTCTGATAGAGATGAGATATTAGCCAAAGCATACAAAGACTTAATCTTTTTTGGTCGTGTATTCTTACCACAAGACTTCTTACACAAATCTGAAAGTCCACAATTCCACCACGACCTAGCCAAAAAACTAATCCAACATAAACCAGGAGCACGTATTTGTAACGTGATACCTCGTGGTATGGGTAAAAGTATTTTATCTAAAGCTGCTATTATGCATAAGTTTCTATTTGCTGAGGAAGACAAACAAAACTTTGTGGCTTGGGTATCAGAAGAACAAGGTCAGTCTGTAGACCATTTGAAATATATACGACACCACTTTGAAGAAAATGAAATCATAAGATATTACTTTGGTAATATGGATGGTGGTTCTGTTGGAAAGCGTTGGACTGAAAAAGATATTGTTACACCCAAAGGAGATAGAATTATAGCCAAAGGTTCTGCACAGAGACTTCGTGGTAGAGCAGAGGTAGGTGTAAGATATACTGGTATTATTCTTGATGACTTTGAATCAGAGTTAAATACCAAGACACCAGATAGAAGAGCAGAGTTAAAGAAGTGGATTGTATCTACTGTGTTTCCATCATTAGAAGAAACTCCAGGTAATGAAGGTTGGATATGGCTGACTGGTACGATTGTACACTATGACTCATTCTTGCAAAACATTGTTGATGGATGGAAAGAGGCAAAGAATGATAACAGAAACTATCCTTGGGATTTAACATTTCACAGAGCCATAGAAGATGGAAAGCCTTTATGGAAAGACCAGTTCCCATTATCTAAATTAGAAAACAAAAGAAAAGAATTTATTGAAGCAGGACTTGTAAACAAGTTTGCTCAAGAGTATATGAATGATGCAAGAGACTCAGCATCCGCTGCATTCAAAGTAGATAGAATACAATATTACAATCATAAGTTTGAAGTAAGAGATAGGTTTTGTTATTTAGTTGATAATGATGAAGCCATACCAATCAATGTATATATTGGAGTAGACCTTGCAGCTACCGCAACAAAGACATCAGACTATCAAGTTATTTTGGTAATGGGTATTGATGCAAACAAAAATAGATACATCTTAGATTACTTTAGAGAAAAAATACCAGCCTTTGATATGGCAGAAGAAATAGTGAAGATGGCAAGAAAGTATAGCCCTGTAAGAAGAGTGAGTATTGAAACTGTTGCTGCACAAGAAATGGTAAGAGATATGACAAGTAGAATATCTGTGGCTGATAAAAGATTGATGCCTGGCATATTCAAAGGGGTAAAGCCTCCATATGGTATCAAGAAAGAAGATAGATTAGAAACAACACTTGGTCCTATAGTAAATTCTAAGAAGCTATATATCAAAAAACATATGACTGAGATAGTAGATGAGTTGTTCGAACATCCAAAACCAAAGAACGATGACCTTATGGATGCATTATACTATGCAGATTATTTTGCTAAGGCTCCTAGTAGCACTGCCATAGATGCTAAAAATTTTAAAGACAGGCTAGAAAAACAAGTTAATATTAAGAAAAACAAGGTTTATAACTGGATAACAGGTAGTATTGACTGATAGTTCTTGCTGAAACTTTACCAAAATTCGTAAATTTGACTCAATAAAATACATCTTTTTCTAAGGAATAATATGGAATATGACAAAAGAGCACTAACCAACCGAGAACTATTCGACAGATATAAGAATGATAGAAAGGCTTGGGAGACAGATGCTAGACAAGATTTAGATTTTTACTTAGGTAATCATTTCACAGAAACAGAATCTCACGAATTATCAGCGAGAAACCAGGCAGATGTTCCTATGGACAGAATATCTCCAGCTGTTGAAAGATTAAAAAGTATGCTGACATCAAGACCTCCTGCATTTACAGTGCAGCCAAGGGAGGATTCAGACACATCATTAGCCTATCTTTGGAGAGAGGTAATGGGATTTGCCTGGCAGAACTCTGAAGGAGACGCACAGGTAAAACAAGCGATACACGATTACTGCGTAGTAGGGCTTGGATTTTTATATGCTTACATTGACTATGACTCTGACTTTGGTAAGGGGGATGTAAAGTTTTCATACCTTGACCCGTTTAGAGTGTATGTCCCAGCTTCATCCAGAGATAGATTTTTTACAGATGCAGATAACATAATCTTGTCTACGATACTTACAGAAACACAAGTATTGAATTTATATCCTGAATTAGGTGCAAGTGTAGACCCAGAAACAGGAGAAGAGATTGACCCATTGATTGACAGAATATCTACATACTCTAATGAGCAAGACTATCCTGACAATATAAATAAAAACTCTTTGAATACATATACACCTGATACAGTAAGAGGATATACAGAACAAAACTATAAACGTTTTCAAATATTGGAAAGGTTTACAAAAGTTAAAGTTCCTTTTTATCGCTTGATGGATAATGAAAATGGTAAAGAGTTTATTGTTGATGAGGCAGACTTTAGAATATTTTTAGAACAAAACAAAGAATTGGTTGAGATGGGTAAGGTAGATATTATCCAAGTATATCAAAATAGAATTAAAGTTGTTGCAAGTATTGGTGAGGTAGTGTTGTATGAAACTATATTAAACACAGATGTATACCCAATAGTGCCTATTGCAAACGTTTGGACTCAAACCCCTTATCCTCGTTCTGATGTCTCCAGAGCAAGACCAATGCAACGTTTGTTAAATAAGTTATGGTCATTAGCACTATCTCACGCACAGGCGTCAGCAGGTTTAAAACTTATGGTTCCTATTGGAAGTGTAGAAAATATTTCACAATTAGAAAAAGATTGGGCAAATCCAAACGCAGTTATTGAAGTAGACTCATCACAAGGTGAGCCACACTATCCAGCACCACAACCTTTGACTGGAGAGTTTTATAGATTGATACAGCAATGTGAGTTCTATATAAACTTTATTTTTGGTATTCCTGAGATAATGCAAGGGGTTGGAGACCAACCACAAACTGCAAGAGGGACAGAAAGAATTATAGCGTTAGGTAGTGAAAGACCTAAATCTAAACTAAGAGATGTAGAGTTTAGTATTAAAAGACTTGGAAAAGTAATGTACAATTATGCAAAAACACATTATGACGTACCAAAGCTTATGCGTTTGGTACAACCTAACAATGATATAACAGAACAATTAGCACAAGTATATTCTGATAAAACAAGAGTTGTGTTTGATTTAAAGAAAGACAAACACAATCTTGAGCAGCACGATGTTGGTATTGAGTCAGGTTCTACATTACCTACTAGCAAGTATGCAGAGTTAGCTGTATATATGGAAGCATTCCAAATGGGATTAGTAGACCAAGTAGAAGTGTTAAAGAAAAACCCAGACATCTTTGATAAGGAAGGTATTTTAACTCGTATGAATCAAAGAGCAGCTCTGGAACAACAAATGGCTGGTATGTCAGAAACAATTAAAGATTTACAGGGAGACCTGCAAACGGCTACAAGAGAATCTATATCAGATAGAAAACGAACTGAAGTTGAGAAATTTAAGACTCGTTTACGTGATATAGAAGCTAACGCCACTGCCGATAGGCGTATAAGTAAAAACAAACTAAACGATAAGGTGTTGCTAGAACTCGAGAAATTGCGTGGAGAACTAAAAGTCGTAGAGGCTGAAGTCAAGCGTGGTTCTGCTCAAGCAGAGGACTAGACATCGAAGGAGTAAATATGAGTAATGAAACATCACAAACCGATACTCAAGCTGTAGAATCTATGGATACGGTTCAAGCTGGGTCTCAACAAGAAGGTACTTTAGAAGGACAAGAAGCAATGGATTGGCAAAAAGAAGCAAAGAAGTTTCAGTCTATGTATGACAAAGCTGAAGCAGAAAAAAAGCATATGGACCAATACAAACCGCTAGTGAACTTACTAGAGCAGAGACCTGACCTTGTAGAGACTTTAAGAGATAGTATTGTCGGTAATACTGGTGAAGATAAGAAAACTGAGACAGCACAGTTACAAGATGACGAGTTCAATCCGTGGGATGCGTACAACAAACCTGGCTCTCCATCATACGAAATGCGTGTGAAACAAGAAGAAGCTAGAATAAATAATGCTGTAAACAATGCTATGAGAGGGCAAGAACAGAAACAGTTTATTTCAAACACAATGAATAAACTTGAAAGTGATTTTGGTATGAATAAAGATGAAGTGCAGGAATTTATGCGTTTTGCTCAACAGCCAAAAGACAATGTTCCTCTTGATAACTTAGTCAAACTTTACAAAATGAATAAAGGTGAATACAAAGAACCTGTCATTCAAAAGCCAGACACAAGTAATCAAGCCCGTACAGCAGGAGTTTTGCAAGGTGGAAGTGTTCCTACCAAGTCTGAACAAGATGGAATGTGGGACCAAATCCTAAATGCAGCAAATGCTGGTAGCATTAGTAAAGGAATAAAACGTAAATAACTAGGAGAATAAAATGGCAATAAGCGGACAAATAAAACAAACAGACTTGTCTAATGCTACTACATCTGCTGATTATGGAGTTGCTCCAGATAGAAGAAGACTATATAACTTTTCTGATAGGATTGCTGAATTAGCACCTGAAGAAAGTCCTTTCTTCGTCTACTTGAGTCAAACTGCTAAACTTCCTACTGATGATTCATTGTTTCGTTATCTTGAAGATAGAACAAAGATTAATTATACAAGTAGAGAGTTCCTTTTAAAAGGTAATCACGATGGTAGTGCAACACAAGTCGCTGGTGATACAGTATCATTTATTGTAGATACACCAGATGGTGCTGCTGTGGACTTTCTTGTTAAAGGTATGGTATTTGCTGTAAGAACTATGGGCGATACTGCTGACGATGCTGTATATGCGAACATCGTATGTAGAGTAGAAGATGCACCAGTTCAGGATTCATCAAACAACCAATCTACCTTTACAGGTAAAGTAATATCTGTTTCTTCAACTGCAACCAATGCAAACAAACTTTTAGATAATAAAAGATGTCAAATCATTGGTACTGCATATGGAGAAGGTACAGGTTCACCAGACGTATTCTCAGATAGCTTAGAAGATAACTATGGGTACACCCAGATTTTCAAAACAGCAGCTGAGATTACAAACACAGCGTATGCTACACAACTACGTGGAGTATCAAACGAGTTCGAGAGAGTGTTAGCTCAAAAAATGAGAGAGCACAAAATCGACATTGAAAGAGCTATGCTCTTCAACCAAAAAGCAAGAGTCGGTGACATTCAGTACACCGAAGGTCTTGTTGGACATATCATCAAAAACAGCTCCGTTGTAGGCGGAACAGATAACTTATCATACGTTTCTGGTAAAGGTTATTTCAGAACAGCTAAAGCAGCTGAATTGACATATGACAGATTACTAAGTGACTTTGAAGTTCTGTTTGACCCAGCAAGAGGGGGTTCAAATGAAAGATTAGCATTAGCTTCTCTTCCAGTGATTTCCTTCTTCAACAAAATGGGAGATGGTTTCTTTGCTGATAATTCAACAGCATCAACTCAATATCAAATCAATATGGATGAACTATCAGGACAGTTTGGTCACCAGTTAATGGAAATCAATACAGTTCACGGTTCTATGTTTATGGTTAAAGAACCATTATTCAGAGGACATTCATCTGGATTAATGATGTTAGCTGATATGAGTAAACTATACTACAGACCACTTGTTGGTAATGGTATTAACAGAGATACACAAGTTATGACAAATGTACAAGGTGCAGATGAAGACTTAAGAAAAGATATGATTCTTACAGAAGCAGGTCTTGAAGTATGTCTTCCTGAGTCACACTACTTGATTAACCTAGAAGGAGTATAAAATGGCTAAGAGTGCATATTTAGAAGTAAATAGTGGTGTTAGTGATTTTAAAGTAAAAGTTGAAAATGTAATTGCAGATAGAGTACTAACTGCAGCAGATTCTGGAAAAGTGTTTACACTTGACCAAGATGCATCTTTCAGTATTACTTTACCTTTAGCTGCTTCAGCAGGAGCAGGATGGAACGCTAAGTTTATCCTATCTGATGCTGGAAGTGGTACTGTTAAGGTTATTCCAAATTCAGCCGAAGATACCTTAATTGGTATGGTTGTATCAGCAGCAGGTGGAGCAGCAGCGTCTGCAGAATCTGGTGTTGATGAACTTATCTGGGTTGCTTCAACAGCGGCTCCAGGTGACTGGGCTGAAATCGTATGTGACGGTAAAAACTATTATGTTTACGGTGCACAACACGATGACGACCATATTACACTAGCATAATATAATCCGTGAGGATTGACAGTTTTGGATACTGTGGGGTTGTTCGTATAAAGGTTCAACCCCGAAATCCAAAAAATTTAAAACTAATAGGAGAATAAAATGGCAAATTTTGATACAGTGACAAAAGTTATAATCAATGATATTAGTCCAGCTGCAAGTACAGTGTCTGGTTCTTTAGCAAAAGAAATCAATGATTATATTGAAACTATAGATGATGCAAAACTTGTAGCTACTAACGCAGTTATGTTAGACAGAAGTAGAGTTGCATACATTATCATTACTAAAGTGTAATGGCTAATTGTCAGCATTGTAATAAACCAAATAAAGAAGGACACTTTAATTGTCCATCTTGTGGCAGGAGGGCACACCCTCCAAAGTGGAGCACTCAGTTTGTTATAAGAGAAACACCAATGGCAACTGCTATTAGAAAAGACCAAATAGATTTTGGTACGACTGATATGGAAAGTCATATAAAAAAAACAAAACAGAAAAATGATGAAGAAAGAAGTAAAAAACTAGATAACCTAATATGGGGAGATAAATAATGTACGGAAAAATAAAAGCATCAAAGATGAATGGCAAACGAAGAAAGAATGCTATGAACGGAAAGAAGAAAAAGAAAGTAGTTAAAAAGAAAGGCTACAGAAGATAATGGCAAAAACAAAAAACATACCAACAAACAAAAAATTATACGCTAGAATAAAGGCAAAGACAAAACGAAAGTTTAAAGTTTATCCTTCTGCTTATGCTAATGCTTATTTAGTAAGAGAATATAAAAAAGCAGGTGGCGGATATAGAA